TTTGATCGCTATACAAATTATCTAATTCATCGAGTAGACTTTTTGTGCGTCTTTGCATTTTTTTCTAAATATCCTTTTTATTATTTATTGAAAAAGAAAAAAATGGATCTTGTTTATGCAGTGGGCTTGATACGATTTAATAGGTCTTTGAGTTTGGTGCTTTGTACATCAGCAGTAATTTTTTCAACTTCGGTATTGTCGTTGCTGACACGGCTCTGTGCTTTTAAGCTTTCATAAATGCTAGCACTGGGTCTCTGTGGCTCGTTTTCTGTGTCTCCGATATCATTAATACGCAGAGTTTCTATGTCGAATTCGAGGTCGATTTTCTGCCCAACCCCACTGCTACTGCGTGTTTTCATTAACTGTATTTGATATCTGCCGCGCTCGCGCATTTGTCTACTGGTAAAAATACCAAAGACATTATCTGCTGTATTGATCTTACTGATACCACCAGAAATATGACTGTGATCAAATTCAATTTCCTCAACTGCACTACGATTTAACTGCGATGCTGTGACCATTAAAATATTAAGTTCTCTGGCTAAATTACGCAATTCTTCACTGACATATTTGTCCTTAACAAATAAATCATTGGGACTGACTTTGGCACTGACTGGCATAATCAAATCCAAATAATCTACCATGATAAAATCTATTTTTTGATTGGTCTGTATTTCTAACTCTTTCAAGTATGCACGGATTTGATTGACATTGCTCTGTGCTGGCATATACTTAATTCTTAAACGACCATATTTTTTGCCAGCCATTCTGACTTTCATTTCTACATTGTCTAAATCTCGAAAAACCTCTTTGGTACTGACATTGGCCACCATGGAATCTATACGCATTGCACAAAGTTCTTCGCTGAGTTCCAGTGTTAAATAAACACCGTTAAGGCCTGCTGATATCCAATTTACAGCAATATTTTGCATGAATAAACTTTTACCACTGCCACTACCGCCGGCAAATATCTGTAGTTCGCCGCGATTCATTCCTCCGAAAAGTTTACGATCCAAGGTAGGCCAACCTGTTGTGACTTGACCATTATTGGATTTAATTTTCAATAGTCTAGCTCGTGGATCCTCAAAATAGTCTGTGCCCATGTCTTTGGTCAGACTGATCTGTACTGCATCTTTTATGAGTTTCTCTACAGGATCATATTCACCTTTTTCTAGCAAATCAGCACTTTTAAGAATGGCTCTTTCTAGTTCCTGTCTGCGTGTAAAGTTTTCAAATTCTTCTAAAAACCATTCATAATGTCCAGAATTTAATCCCTCTATGGTCTGCAACTTTATATTTGTTGCTGCAGCAATTTGCTCATAATTGGGCAATGTGTGATATTGCTGGCTGTGTTTGTGTATAAATTCAGCAGCGGGTCTAAGACTACGATCAAAGTTTTCAGCATTGTAGATGTTTTGAATTCTGACATATGATTCTGCATCTTGCAGTATCATTTCCAAAAACAATTTTTGTATGTCTATACTGTAGTCTTTTAACATGTTGTGGTGTTTAGTCTTTTAATTATTTGCTTTCTGGCCAATTGCACTTTTATTTTACTGTGCTCACTGTATTGCATAATCTGTGCCATAGTACCTAATCTGCCATATAATTTTACTGCATCATTGACATCCTTTACTGTATTAGGCCATGGTGGCATACTGATTGCCCAACCTAATTCCAGTGCTCGATCACAGACTTTTAGACCGGTGTGGTCTTGGTCTGGAACAAAAATCACAGACTTGTTAAGACTTTTGATGTATTGTGCCTGTTGTTGATTGATATCATTATGCATGATTGCCAATCCACCAATTGATAGCGCATCAAAAATTCCTTCAACTACTATGACATAATTCCAAGTGTTTTTAACAAAATCACAACCAAATACATATCCAGGCTGACTGTCTGTGATATATTTTGGCCGTCGATCATCTAGCATTCTGGCTGTCCATCCTACGATATTGTTGTTCCAAGTAAAGGGCACAATGACATTGGGTCTCCAACCATAGGCTTTCTCATCTATCACTGACAGAACTGGTATATCTTCCGGTACAGATCTTGATCTAAGATATTGCCATTGTGTTTTGTGCTCAGCAGTGATCAAACATGCACCTTCGGGTAATTCGCAATCGGTGATAAATGTTGGTGCCTGAGTTGGTAAAGATCTTTCGGAAATTATACCAAATACAGATCGATGGCGTAGACTTTCTAGATTTATTCTTTCTATCTCTTCCGAACTAACACCCAACCAAGTCAACAACATTCTAGCACGAAAACTCACTGGCCTGCCTAAGACAAAATTGGTTTTATATCCACAATTGAAACAGTGATAGACCCAATCTTGTTCAGTAAACTTTATGCCACCGCGTCCTCTGCGATCGGGTTTATGCCCGTTTTGCTGACAACAAACTGCATTGAAACTTATCCAACCTGATGCGGTGGATTTTTTTCTAGCCGGTAGATAAGAGGAGAGATCATACATTCAAAATATTTTAACACAAAATATCATGCTATTGCAAAAATTATCTAGCCACTATTTCGGTAATAAAACCCATATTGATTTCTACATATGCAGGCTCTACGCTAGTTGGTGTAGGTACATATCCATTGCCACCATCTAAAACTGTTATACCGCTGACACTGCCGTTGGACAATACTGCTTCTGCTTGGGCCCCTGCCCCGGTACCTACTATTGTGACATTAGGTACAGCAACATAACCGCTGCCGCTATTTGTCACTGTGATTGCTGTAATTACGCCATCCACTGCTGTTACATTAGCTGTGGCTTGCTGACTGTTGATATTACCGCCATACTGATTAATGGCAAGTCTAATTAAGGGATGAAAACCCTCAACATGTATGAATACTGGATCAGTTTGATTGTAAAATTCATGCATGGGCCCGACATCATACCAAAGACTTTGATAATTTTCTGCTGCTTGTGCATTGATGTTTCCAGTAAAATTATCAAACTTTAATCTAAAAGTAGTCAGTGAACTGCCATTGGTAGGCACATGACTACTATAATTAATTGGGTTTATATTTTGAAAACTAGGGGGTTGAGATCTTGCCCAATCAGGATATCCTTGATTGTAAACGGGATTAGGATAGAGCTGCGGTCCATAGATATCGGGCACGGTAACTGGTCTACTGGGTATAAATTCAGGAAGTACACTATCAACTACATCAACATCACCTCTACCCTGCGAACTTTGATCAACAAAAAGTGTTTCTGTCAGCACTCCACTGAATCGTTCAATGGTGTAATTACAGGGGTCGCTGGGCAAGATACGAGTTTCATTTGCTGGTATAGTTACTTTTATTCTTCCTAACGCAGCACTGAGAATAACCATGCTGTTTTCGTAAAGTATTTTATCGCCTTCGGTATTGATAATTCTAAATGTAAACTCACTGCCAGTGACATTTACAGGCTTTTGATCCTGATTGACTATTTGAAATAGTAAAACATTATCTACACCTTTGTTTACGGTTAGCTTTTTTGCGTACACAGGATCATACCTCCGATCAAAATATTGACCACTGCTGTCCAGAGCAACAACTTGTGTAATTTGTTGAAATATATAAAGAGTGGTAGAATACATGGTTTCTCCTGCCTGTATTTATCAAAGAAAACAACCAATTCGGTTAGATTTGATATAAATAATCCGGATCTATGAGCAATACTTTATTTTCACAATTAACAAAAAAATATCCTTTCATTAGTCTTTGTGTTTATGCCGACAACGAATATGTTGGCATAATTCAAAATCAGGACGATGTAGTTACTACATTCTATGATTTTGGATCATTGCACAATATTGAACAAAAGCGAAAATTTTTGGAATTAGCTAATGTTTGGTGGTTTGAAAGCAATAGGAAAATTCCTATCAACATTTTTCTAAAGTCAGAATGGTCGGAATTTAAATTCTGTATTAAGACTTTTATGAACAAGGACCTAGAAATTATCCATGGCCCTATTTGTAGCTTGAACAGTTTAATTCAACGCAAAAGTAAACGAAAAAGTATAATATTAGTTCGTAAAGTCAACTTGTAGATTCATTGAGAATATTCATATGTAACTTCACTAACATGCTGTAGCTTATGGCATGCGACTTCTTGAAAATAAACCCACGACTGTCGTCACCATCCCATACAGATCGAAATACTTGATCCCAAGGCAGATTTTGTAAATGTGCTTTTCCAGGTCTAATGATACTGATAAAAGCTGCCATCCTGGTCACACTGTCAGGACGCATAGAGTCCAACAAATCACAGTAATTTCCGATATGTACTAATTGACTAGCCCATTTGGGATCCTGCCACAGTTTTTCCCAGGGCGGTTCTTGATTTAGCAACTGTTGATAGTGCTGTCTATCACGGACTAGTTTGTACACAGACATATTAAGAAAATCTATTTTGAAATATCCTCTTTGCTCAGCAGTGATATAGTCAATGTTGGCAAATCCCGTCATGGGATCATAGGGTATATCAGTGACATAAACTCCGGAATTATGTTTACGCAATTGATTGTCCTGTAGCTGACTGGCTGGTCTATGTTTGATCAATTGTAATATTTGATCCCTATCAGCAAAGTCTAGATCAATATCTGGCATTACCAACCTGCCTTTGTCAGTATGTCTCTGCAGTATACAACATTGTCTGGATCTCGACCAAACTTAGTATTCCAATAATCAGGATCAATGTAATCATAAATTAATTTTAGTTGTTCCCTGGAAATTTTATTAAGAAACTGTCTTCCACTGTCACTGTGATATATTGCCCAAGCACTGATCTTACCAGTGGTAATAGCATGACAAATTGCGTTGGTATTTCCGTATCTCAGGCAATCCCTAGCATTGGCATTATGTGTGTCTGCCCACGATATAGACCATTTTACAGCTCTTGTCAGTGCATCTTCGACGGCTTCTAATTTTAGATGTTGCAATAAAAACTCACTGTACACCGAATCACGGCACCAATTGTCAATTTTCTTATTGTTTTTTAATAGCCAATCGAGATATTGTAGAGGTGCAATAACCTGTGTATTATAACAATAATGGCCGAATTTCACAAATGCTCGATAGTACGGGCTGGTTACAAAATCATCCCAACCTCGCTCTTTGTTTGCTAAGTGATTGTATTGATAAAACTTCAGATAGGCCTGCAGTCCTAACTGCACATCAAGATTGTGTCGGGTTTGGTGTCGATGTTTTTGCTCACAGACATGTGTGGCTAATGTTGTTTCTCGACGGAAAGCTCGCTGACAAAATCGACAAACAAATTCCGTGATACTAGTTTCCTGAGTCTTTAATGTATTGCTCAATGTCATCATCACTGTTGAGTTGACTTAATAATTCTAGATCAGATTGTTTGGCCAATGGAAAAATCTCAGATAATTTTTTGATCTTGTCATTGGCCTTTTTGTTTTTTGCACTAGGTGCAATCCAATTATGTCGTTGTCTACCCATGCCAGGGCTGGCTGCTGTTGCACAAAGCCATTGCAATTTAGGATGTTTACTGATGGAAAAAAAATGTTTGTTCAGTTGCTCATTTATGGCCTGTACATAAAATGCCTGCATGTCACTGCTACCAGATACACTACTTCCCCACCTTATCATTAGAAATGTACTGAATTTTTTACGCTCTTGATCATCTAAAGAATCATAGAAATCACGATTTTTAAGATCTAATGCAGCCATTTCATTGTGTATGTATAGTTTGGAACTAGTGTCAGCTCTGGTCATTTTTGTCCTTGATCATATAGTAACAGGCTAATAATTTATCAAGTAGATCTTGTAATGTTACATTTGTTTTTGCTGTATTACAAATATCTGCCAGTGTAGTTAATGGTAATTCTTCCGATAATATACAATGTATTGTTC